CGCTCTTGATGCTATGAGATATGCAATATATTCTAAATTAACAATCCCAAGTGTTACTTGGGGTGCAATATAACAATATGGGATTATTTGATTTATTCAAAAAGAAGGGCATCAATCCTTATCCGACCAATGCAGTTCAAATGGTCGGCATCAATAGTTCAGTCATTCAAGATTATACGGGAGTTGAATATGTTAACCAAGGTTATCTTGGGAATGCAGACGTTTATTCCATTGTAAGCTTTTTAGCACGTAAGAGTGCGTCTATACCATGGTATGTTTATCAACTTAATCCAGGAGAGAAAGCAAGAACAAATTTGATGCGCTATAAGCAACTTTCAAAAGGTGTTGCAAATCGTGGTGCATATGAGCAAGCGATCATTGCACGCAAGAACGCATATAGCGAGAACATCATTATGGGTACGCCACTTGCTCGACTTCTTGAGCAACCAAATGGCTATCAATCTCAGGACCAATTCTTTGAAAACTTATTTGGCTATCGATATTTAAGTGGTGAAGGTAATGTGTATGGCAATGATGGAAAGATGGGTGGAATGTTCACGGAGCTTAATATTTTGCCAACTCAATTCCTAGAAATATATCCTGACCCAAATGACGTGTATGCAATTGCAGGATATAAACTGCAAATTGGAGCAGGTGTTGATCTACCGAAAGAGCAAGTGATGATGTGGAAGAGTTGGAATCCAGACTTTGATGCAACTCGTAGAACACATCTTCGTGGACTATCTCCACTTCGTGCTGCATATAAAACACTTCGCATGAGCAACAATGCTGCGGATGCAAGTGCAACAATGACGGGTAATGGTGGAGCTAAGGGAGCTATTACTCCAAAGCCGCTTGGTAGCATCGTGCCTAATTTCACGATTGAGCAAGCGAACGACATCAAGCGCGCAGTGAATGAGAACCTAAACGGAATAGACAATAAGGGAAGAGTTGCAGTGTTACAGACTCCATGGGATTATTTAAACTTTGGACTAAGCAGCGTAGATATGGAGCTAGTGAACACACTTAGAATGAGTATGCACCAATGGTGTAGAGTGTTTGGCCTTCCAGCAGTTCTGTTTGATGTTGATACATCATCATACAACAACTATCAAAACGCAATGCGTGATTTGATTACCAACACAATTATTCCAATGTGTTGCCAGTTGCGTGATGAGTTAAATAAATTTTTATTGCCACGTTACGGAGAGGATATGTTCATTGATTTTGACATTACGGCTTTGCCTGAGATGCAGCAAGACATGGAGCGTATGGTCCGTTCACTTCGTGATGCCAACTGGTTGACATTTGACGAGAAGCGTGTTGCAATGAATTATCAAGAGAAAGAGGGTGCATTTGAGTATGCTTATATCAACCAAGGATTAATTCCAATTGAGCAAGCAATTATGGACCTTAGTATTTCACCTAGTCAAGATATACAAGATGGCATGGGAGATGGAATGGATAACATCGCAAACAACAGACGAGGAGATTCACGAGCAAACGATGCTGAAATATCCCAAGCTGAAGAGCGAGCAAACTTGCGCAGTAGAGAAGCGAATGATGCAGTCATTGAGGACAGCTTATAAACAAAGATGTACCGATGAACGCGAGACAAAGAAGCGAATATTGGGTGAAGGTGGAGAGGTTGCGTAGGCAACTCGATCAAAAATATAGTTCTTTATTTAGTGCAGCGATTAGCAAAGATGTTAATAAAGTTGCCAGTGATATACGTAAGTATGGAACGGATGCGGCTAGAACACTGATGGGTGCTTATGCTTGGAATGATGAGATGATGACAATAATGATGCAGCTTTATAAAGAGGCAGCAATATTATTTGGAAACGCATCTTTTCGTGCAGTTAGAAATGCAGGACAAAAAGCAGCCGATCCGTATGGCATCAACAATGACTTTATAACTAGCATCTTGCAATTTTTGGCGCAGTATGGATTTATGCTTGTTGCTGATATGACGCAAACAACAAAAAAGCAATTACTGAATATAATTAGCCAAGGAGTTGCAGATGGGTTAGGCATTGATGAGATTGCTAGACAATTAACGCAAAGTGATGAGCTTGGTTATGCAATGATGAGGGCAAGAAGGATTGCAAGAACGGAAGTGATGAGAGCGAGCAATTATGCAGCAATGGAAGGCGCAAAATTGCATAACTTTGAAGTGGATAAGATTTGGATAGCTAGTCGTGATTTGAGAACTCGTAGGATTCCAAGAGATTCATACGATCATTTTCATATGGATGGCGCAACTGTACCATATAATGAGCCTTTTACTTCAACGGGTAAAAAAGGCGATACGGTACTAGCAGCTCAGCCAGGCGATCCAAATGCACCAGCGGGGTTCACGATCAATTGTCGATGTACAGTTGGTTTTGTTCCGAAAAGAGATGAGAACGGAAGATTAATAATGAAAAGATAAAATATGCCAATATACTATTGCGAAAATAATGGTAAATACCGCATAGGATCGGGTGAGTGCATATACAATTCCCGTGAAAACGCTGAACGTGCTTATGTGGCTTATTTAGCGCAAGAAAACGAGAAGGCATTAGATATGAACAAAGTCAGTTTTGATTTTGATGATACTTTGACTCAAGAAAGATGGCAAAATAAGGCCATGCAATTAAAAGAAGAAGGCAAAACAGTTTATATTGTAACAAGGAGACAAGAAAGTGATAGTGAGGCGGTATATGCGGTTGCTGACAAAATCGGCATTCCACATTCGAGAGTTTACTTTACAAATGGTAAACTAAAATGGGAAACAATTAAAAGATTAGGTATTGGAACGCATTATGATAATAACGAGGATGAGATAAAAGCAATTCGTGAAAATACGGATGCAACTGCTAAACTTGTTTCTGAAGGAAAAAGTTTTAACTTAAAAGAAGAAACTTACAACGATTATCCAGAAGCGGCTACCAATAATGCTAAAAGAGCATTAAAATGGAAAGATGAGAATGGAAGCGATTGTGGTACTCCAGTAGGTTGGACTAGAGCAAATCAACTAGCAAATCGTGAGAAAATATCTCGTGATACGATTGCTAGAATGGCATCATTTAAAAGACATCAACAAAATAAAGATGTGCCATATTCAGAAGGTTGTGGAGGCTTAATGTGGGATGCTTGGGGAGGTGATGCGGGCATTAATTGGGCAATTCGTAAATTAGATCAAATAGACAATAGAAAAAGCATGATATACAATTACAAATCACTTAGCTTAGAAGTTAAGGATGTAGATACAAAGCAAGGAATTGTTACTGGTTATTTCTCAGCATTTGGAAACGTTGATAGCGATGGCGACATCATGATGCCAGGCGCATTCAAGCGTTCTATCCAAGATTGGGGGCCAGAAGGTAAAGGCAGAATTAAGCATCTATTAAACCATGATCCATCTAAGCCGCTTGGTAAGATACAAGTATTAAAAGAAGATGAGTACGGACTTTACTATGAAAGCAAGGTTGGTACACATACTCTTGGCAAAGATTATATTAAAATGATTGAGAGTGGACTTATTGCAGAACATTCAATCGGATTTAAAACATTGAGAGAGCAAAAAAGTGGAGACGCAAACCAAATCCATGAAGTAATGCTTTTTGAAGGTTCAAGCCTTACTGCATGGGGAGCTAACGAAGCAACTCCATTACTTGGCATGAAGAATATGAATAGCATTGAACAAATACAAGATCAGATCAAATCATTTGAGAAATTTATCCGTAATAGCGATGTTACCGATGAAACAATAGATTTGTGTATTTTAAAAGTTAAACAACTCGCAGAACTTGTTGAACGTATGAGTAGCACAAAGGCAGTCGATGAGACACCAGCGCAGCAAAAAGAAGAAGAAGTTCCAGTAGAGTCATTTATAAATATTATCAATAAATTTTAAAAAAATTAAAATGAGCGACATTAAATCATTTGAAGCTGCTCTTGAGGCTAAAATGGCCGAGCAGAAAGCTGAAGTAGCTCTCGCAACAGAGAAAGCTGCTAAAGCATTTGAAAGCAAGGTTGAGGCTATCAACGAGCAACTTGCTAAAAACAACAAAAGCGTAGCTGAAGCAAGAGAAGAAGTTCTTGCTGCTAAAGCTGCTCTTGGTAAAATTGGTGCTGCTGAAACTAAAAAAGTTGCACAATCTTACAACGAACACATTAACGAGATCAAATCTGCAATCGGTGAAGCTATCGTAAAAGGTTACGATTCTATCAAAGAAGCAGTTAGATCAAACGGTAAAGGTTTCAATTTCGAATTGGATCTTAAAACAGTTGGCGTAATGACTGAAGCGGCTAATCTTACTGGTAACCCTTATGTTTCTTATATCAACTCTCCTGCACTTCGTGCATTTGTAAACCCACACCTTCGTTCTATTTTCAACATCATTCCAGTTTCAACTGGTTCTGTAAGTTTTCCAAGAGGAAACTCTCCAGTTGGTGAAGGTTCTTTCGGTAAGCAAACTGAAGGTTCTGCTAAAGCACAATTGGATTACGATGTAACAGTAGTAAACAAGGTGTTGCAATTCATCGCTGGTTATGTAAAGGTATCTCGCCAAATGGTTGATGATCTTCCTTTCTTGAATAGCTATTTGCAGCAATCTTTGATTGAAGATTTCCAAAGAGCTGAAGATACATATTACTTGAATGATTTGGCATCTAGCGCAACTGCTGGTTCTTCTAGTGGTGCTAACACTGCCGAGAAATTCGTAGATTATGTAGCACAACTTGGTGCTTCTAACTGGCAAGCAAACTTGATCCTT